GTTTGCCAGCATTGGCTAGCGCTTGTGTAAAGCATGAATGCCCTTAGATGGACACGCCGCCCGCGTAGTTCCGGCCGTAGCTCACCTTGCGCTTGGCGCGGGTGGCGGCGACAGACTCCGTGGGGGCCGCGTCGAGTTGAACGTCGGCGGAGTCAAGCGGCTTGCTCGCCGCCTCACTGGCCTTGGCTTCGACCGCCGCACGGGCAGCGATCTGGCCCTGTGCATCGGCTGCCGCCTTGGCGCTGGCTGACAATGCAGCCTGCTGGTCGCGGCTGGCCTGGATCGTCGCGTCGGCCTGAGCCTGTGCGTTGCGGTTGGTCGCGTCAATCTGCCCCTGCACGCCGGTGATCTTTCTGAGGAAGCCCATCGGCTACTCCTTGATGAATTGTTGACCGAGGACTTGGTAGCCCGCGGCGAGGTAGTGGGGCGTCATACGCCCCACCTGGGTGTCACCGCTGATGACTGCCACGGTGCCGTGAAGCTCGTGCAGTTCTTGGAGTGCGTCGGTGGCCGCGCTCGGCGGCGATGAGCCGTAGATGCGGATGACGAGTTCTTCGATGAGGAACGACGCGGTGCTGAACCAGATCGGCCCAACCGAGTACATGATGAAGTAGCCCGCGTGCATGATGCAGCGGCCTTCGTCAGCGGCGGCCACCATGTAGGCCAGCGCGGCGTTCGGGTCGGCCCACTTCATCTGCTTGTCCGGGTTCTTGTCACGCATGGCTATCAGCGCGGCCAGTGCGGCCGTCAAGTCTACCCCGTCAGCAGCCCTCATTGCTCGACCACAAAGCCGGCCCGCAGCTTGCGCAGGACCAACTCGACGCCGGCCGCGAAGTGCGCTTCGCCGTCTGTGCGGGGCACGGCAGGCAGCCTGCCGTGTGTGTCCTTCTCCAATGAGGCGTATGCCTCGGGGCTCAGTCTGTTCAGCACGCGCGGTGCCGGTGTCGCGGGTTTGTTCATGGGTTCTCCTTGCAATAGGGGTACTAGAATTCGAGAATGAGGCAACGAAGGATTCAGTACCTCTATTGCATAGGTTCAGGAAAAGAAGTAGCGGCTTTTCAAGACCTCTCGAATGTCCAGGTCGCCCTTCGTGGGTGGCTTGGGCGTTTCGGGATACTTCGCGTGGAACTCTTCGATGGGGTCGTTGTTCTCGTACATCCACACAAACCGCTCACGGATAATCTCGTACAGCTTCTGAGCGTTGGCAGCATGGGTGCCGTAGTCGTCATGGATCATGGCGACCGCATCTATTCCTGCCGACTGGCAGCAAGCCGTCGTCAAGTGCAAGTGCGCTGCATCCATGCTGTGCACAAAGTTCGGGGCAAGGCCGCTGGCGTGCTTGTTCACGTCAGGCTCGTCAAGCTCCGTGTGGACTCTGATCTTCATGTCCCCGTGCAGCTTGGTGTTGATGCGATGAACCTCGGCTGCATAGTACGCCTGACACGCAGGGAACCCGGACGGTGACACCCAGGTGATGAGGGCGTCGTCTCCATCGGTGTGCTGTGCAAGGATAACACGGGCAGACTTGCGTAGCCACTCCATAGCCTCACGGCCCTTCACCACCACGTCGCCGATGGCAGGCCACACCGCGCTCATCAAGACTTGAGCCGCCTTGCTGTACTCGGCCGGCTGAAAGATGCTGCCAGCGCTCCCCGGCTTTAGGTAGTCGTCCACCACGTAATCCGCCGCGCTACCGCGAGTCACTCCGTAGGGTGTCGTCATCACCGACCTCTTCACCACTGTCCGGTTGATCCCGTGCGACAGCCACTTCAACCGCAGGGCCTCGGAGGTAGCCTCGTCGAACGAGGTAGTCTTCAAGCGTTCGGTCGCGGCCTCGGCCACCTGCCGGTAGATATCCTGCATCACCGAGTTGTTGGTCAGGTTCGTTGCTTGACCCCCGATGTGGTCCCTCAACAATGCGGACAGGTTCTGCAAGCCGTTGCAAGAGCCATCCATGCTGATCGGCAAGTGCGAAACGAAAGAGTCGGGAGTAGTCCTCCATCGTCTGAACTCGAAGCACCACGCCAGGAACTGCACCGGGTCCGCCGCTTCCTTCCAGCCTCGGTTGTCCAGCGGTGCTTCCGCAAACGCTTCGATCAGGTTCGCTCTGTCCATCACCCATTGTTGCCTCTCTTCCAGTGTTGCTTTGTCGAAGCCGAATTTGTTCGCGCCCTGTACGCAGAACCACATCACTGCGGTCGAGTCGTTCAGGGGCAGCCCCTTGGCAAAGCGGATCAGCCCACGCTGCAAGTCCGAGCCCTGCGGGTTCAACCCGTAAGTCATCGGGTACAGGCGACCACGCGAGTCAGCAAAGTAGGTGAAGTAGAGGGCCGGGTAAGCCTTGAACATTTCCGCGCCCCGTGTGGCGGCGTAGAACCGGGCGAAGGACGCCCCGGCCAACTTGCGGGCAGTGTGCCACTCGGCCATCTGTCGCTTCCACGCCTTGAAGCGGCCCTTGCGGTCGTCGGTCCAGGCTTCGCGGGCCTCCTTCGTGGCCGTGTCGTTCAGCCACTCAGGCACATCCGGCTTCGGCAGTGCGTGGGGGCTGGCAATCTCACCGGCAGCGAAGTGTTTCGCCACTGACAGTACAGCTTCTAGCACCTCAGTGTTGACCTGCCATGCCGTGCGCTGCAAGGTGTTCACGGCAGCGAGCACCACCGGCATCTGCGCTTGCGCAACGTAGTCGCTGCGGCTCATGCGGTGCCGTACTAGCGTGCCGTGGGCGCGGCGAAGCTGCGGAGTGTGAAAGCCGCCATCTGTCGGAGTCGTCCAGTCATGCGGCGGTGCCACGCATGGGCCGTAGGTCGGCATCGTGATGGACACGTAGCCCTTGATCTGCTGGATGCGCTCCATCAGGTCAGGGTGCAACGCCACGGGGCGCTTGGCTACCTTCTGCCTGACGATGTGTGGCGCGTCAATCTCGATCATTCCGAGGGCTTCGATGAGGCCGAGCAGGTAGATACCCACCTGATCCCTTGCACCCAGCGGCCACTCGATCACGTTGATCCCTGCGTCGCGGGCCTGCATCTTGAACACAGTCATGCGGTGCCGCTCGTCCTTCGACATACGGCGGTTGAAGTCCGAACTCAGGATATGGAACAGCCCAGGTGCGCTGTCTGCGATCTGGTTCAGCACCAACTCATTGTGTACCGTGCGCCCAATCTCGAAGCCTACACCGCGGAGGTTCGATCCCTTGGGGTCACGCAGGATGCAGTTGATTGCGGTACGGATAGCCAGCGCAGCTACAGCCTCGGGGTCGAGCCCACCCAGCAGGACGGCGTGAGCTTGGCGCACGCCCACCCGCCGCTGGGATAGCTCGGTGTTGATGACGTTGGCTAGCGGCATCACGTACTCATCCAGAATCTCGCGGGCGTACGGGTTCTGTACCGCTCGGCCGCCCTCTTCGGCCCGGCTCATCATGTTCGTTGCGCGGGATACGCCCCCGTAGTACATGCGCAACTCGACTTCCTCTTGTGTCAGCAGTGGCTCGCCGCCGTTGGCGATAGCACCGGGAATGGTCATTTGCGCCCCTTGATCCTCTTCGTCTCTCGCCTGATGCGGGCGTCGCGGCTCTCTGCAATGTTGTCGTGAGTCAAGACTGCCCGGTCAACTAGCATGGCGCAGATCGCAAGCACGTCGCCTATCTCCCCCTCAAGGGCAGCGCGAGTGCGCGCAGTTCTGTGGATGCGATGCTTGACCGCGGCCACTACTACTTCGCCGGCCTCTTCTGCCAGCTTGAGAAGGAGATAAGTCGTGCTCATTGGTTCAGTCCGGTTTGACCTTATCGAAGCGAACACCCTTGAATCGGGGCTCGCGCAACTTGCCGTCAGCCGTCAGGCCGAGGCATTCAATCTCCACGATTTGTCCGATGGTCGGAACGTCCGCGAAGCGGTGGGGCACGCCACTCCCAACACGAGTGTAGACGCCGTTGTAGACGACCTCGATGGTGTAGACGGGACGGCCGGTCTTGTCACCCGGCTCGCTCATCCAGGCCACACACTCCAAGTCGAGGCTGAGGGTTGGCTTGACCTTGACAATCTCGCCAGCCTTTACGGTGCCAACACTGTAGCCGGCATCCGGGTCACGCAGTATGGCCCCATCGAAGCCACCAAGGCCCTGCCACTGCAACGCCTTGGCCCACGGATCAGTTTCGGTCTGGTCCGTAAAGGCGACGTGGCACACTGCCTCGTCAAGCGGCATGAGCGGGAGCAGCGTGCACAGGTCAGCGAACCGCAGACGATACGCCTCTGACGTGACAAGGCCGGGCGGTAGTAAGTCATTGGCGATGAACTTGAGGTCCGGGGCCAGCGCGCGGCGGCGGAACTTGCCGCTGATGGTAGGGAATGCGGCCTCTTCGATTGGCTGCCATACTTCGCCGATCACAACGAAGTCATCCCATGATCCAGACTGCTCGTCTGCGGCCTCGCGCAACTCTTCGAGGATGCTGCCACAACTCGTGGTGTAGTCTTCGCCGGTGCGGCTCTGCATCGTGCTGCCACCATTGAACCGCATGTGCGCGATGCCCATGCACCCATCGTACTTCTTCTGCGTCCACCAACCGGCCTGCGCCAGAGCGTCGATGCTCGGGTACTTCTTGCGGAACTTCACCGGCAGCTTGGCGTGCTCGACCGCCTTGAGTATGAGGTAGTCAGCCACAAAGGCACTCGTTCTGGTTCGCCCACAGCGCGGTGCTGCACTTCTCAGTCATCACTGCGATGGTGTCGGCGGGGAGCAGCGACTCTGCGAGACGGGCATAGAGGTCCGCCTTGCGCTCGTCGGACCAGTCCTCGAAGAAGGCACCAATGACTGTAGATGCCTTCTCTTCGAGCCCGCCCATGCGTTCGGCCGCGATGAGGCAGGCCACGGTCGTTGCGTTCGGGTGTCTCATTTGCTTGCCTCGATTTCCCGCAGAATGTTCTCAAGCGCCATCAAAGCGGAGCACGCCTTGTGTGCCTCGTGCAGAAGGCCCGTCTCGTGATCGTACTGCAACCGGGGAGCCCCTCCATTGCTGGAAGCCTGCTCACCTTGGGCGACAGTATGCCTGCCCTGCGCTGCGCGATAACGGTCGGCCTCAACTCCAAGCCAAGAGGCCCGCACGTAGGGCTCTGGCTGCTTCTTCGTGATAGCCCACTGCATGACCTCGGCCACGGCCTTGAGAGCGCGTGGCATGTCATCGAACAGGGTCATGTCAACCTTGCCGCTGTCATCCTTGCGGGCGGCGGGGGCGTCGATCATAGGTACACGAATCGTCCGCGTCGTCTTGGGCATCGGCGGGTAGTGGCGAATTGGTTCCGCAGGATTCACGTCTTCGATGTAGGCCATTGCCTTCTCCTTGGGTTGCCAGTTGATGTACGCGACACCGGGCGCAGCAAAGCACGCCGAGCATCGTGGAGTCCCAAAAGAGTCGCCGATGTAGGCGCAGGTGCGACAGTCTTTCATGCTGTCAGCAGCGACTTGCGCTTGTTGATGCTGTTGACCGTGCGGCGGGAGCGGGACCACGATCCGCAGCCGCCGCAGTTGTAGCGCAGGTACTTGCCCACGTTGGTGTACGAGAACCCGTCTTGCTTGAGCTTGGGCGACGCACACACCGGGCATACCATCTGCTCGTCGTCGGTGTAGACGGCGACGTTGGAGTGTCCCCGCACCCACGGCCGCAGCTTGAGGTACAACTGTTCCATCGACGTGATATCGGGGATGTTGTACTTGCGCATGGCCGCTCGGGCACGCGGGTTGCCGGCGAGGTACTCGGACCACAACTCGAAGCCGGGGAACTCCTTGTGCTTGGACTTGCTGATCTTGGTTAGGTAGGTCGTCAGCCATTCCAGCTTGTTGCTGGTGAAGGCGGCGACCTGACGGGCCATGAGCATCGTGTCCTCGATCTTCACCGGGCTCGGCGGTGGGAATCCGTGCATGATGAGCCGGGCGTAAATCTTGCGCTTGTCGAATCGCTTGCCGTTCTGCGCGATGAGAATGTCGTACTCGTGGATCAGTTCCCACAGCAGGCCGCACACCTCGTAGTCATCGCGCTTGTCTTCCTTGTCGAAGGTGTCGGCGTAGATGATGGTCCGCTTCGGGGCGTGCAGTTCCTTGAACGCGAAGCTTAGGATCGCCCACTCCTGGGTGATCTGGTTCAGGCCGACGTTCTGATCGAACAGGCCCCACACCCGCCCTTCGATTGGTGCGGTTTCAATGTCGATCAATCCGATCTTGGGTCCGGTCATGGTGCCTTCTTTTTCAATGCTCTGGCTTTCTTGGCCTTCGCGTTACGGGCAAGCCGCTTCTCGTCGTCGGTCTTGTGGAGGTGGTAGATCATGTCTGTCTGCGGCGTCTCATGCCTTTGCAAGTACGTGACGCAGCCATGAAGGAACGCGGACAGGTTGCGCACTCCGAACCGCTTCGCCCCGTTCTCCACCTTCCCCAGCAGGGCATTGCACGAGCGGTGCAGAGTCGCCCGCACCAGCCCCGTCGAGTGGCAGTGATCCAGTACCGCATCCGTCTCCTTGCACGGGAGCTTGCACAGGTCGCATCGCATCCCCTGCTTCGTCAGCAAGGACACCCGCACCTCCGCCACTTCCAGTCTGTTCAGCTTCTTCATACACCTGCGCTTCCGCGATTCGTTGGAGGATTTCAGCGCGCGCGGCTGGCCAGAACTCGTGCGTCCGCAGCGCGGCCATCGGGTTCCCGTCAGCAACCACGTTGAGCGGGCTGCTCGTCGGGTCGTTGCGCATCCATAGCAGGATGCCTTGCTCAAGCAGTTCCACCAGCCAGCGGTCCCCGTAGCAGGAGCGGTACAGCCCTTGGCACAGCAGCAGCGCGCCCATGTCCGAGTGAACCTTGGGCAACTGAGTCAGCACCACGTCAGCCTTGAGGCCCACGGCGATCTTCTTAACCTCACCCTTCTTCGAGCCGGTCTTGACCTTCGAGCCATCGGTGTACCAGGGCAGGCCGGGGATGTGGTCAACGTCGTCGCCGTGCAGAACCTGCGACCAGAACCACGCGCGGCCCCACACCTTGTCGTTGTGCACAACGCGGAACTCGCTGCCCAGCTTGAACATCACGTTCGTCAGCCAGTCAAGGTGCCAACCCGGCACCATCCGCATGTCCTTGTCCTGCGTGTTGATGACGCAATCGGGGTGGCTTAGTGCGTACCGGCTGAACAGGTCGTCAGCTTCGGCTACTTCGGTCAACTCGACCGACGCGCCCGGCACTTCGCCGGCCTCAAGGTACTCGCGCAGCACCTCCCAATTCTTCGGCCGGTGCCCGCTGCTGCGCTTGCCCTGGTACGGCTGGGCGCGGGCCACGGC